ATGAAGTGGTGGGATTTTGTTTGTTGTGGCGACATGGAGAATCCATCTCCGTAAGGTTCGGCGGTGAACATGTAGCGACCAACCTCCCAAGTCTTGCGGCTTGCCAGCCACACCTTGCATGACAGGCCCATTAGGTATGTATATTCAATACATACAAAATCGTATCCAAAACAATCCCAGCGTTGGGCATCGTTGATGTCCCAATCAGCCACAGCAATGTCATCGTGCATCATGGCGTGGAGCGGAAGGCCGCGATATATAGCCCCGCATTTGAGCATTACCGTACATCCCCAAGCCCTTCCAGGGATGGCGGTTAATCCAAACCAGACAGCGTCACCTATCTCGGTATTCTTGCCGTCAGACACAAACGCCATGTCAACCTTTACGTACAGATGGCGCGGAAGATTGGCCGCGTGGGTCATTGTCTCCTTAGCTTGGAATATCTTTTGTAATTGATAAACTCAAGAGCTATCGGATCTTTGAATATATCTCTTTCCACCCCAGAATCTTTATCTGCCCATAACTTGCCCATATAGATTTTACATATTTTTTCCATCGCGTCCTCACGATCTTGTATCACCGAATAAAGTATTTTCTTATCACCATCATAAACACGAACAGTTCTCTCAAGATCGTCAAGCCTTTCCTGCATAGAATCTAGCTTTTTTATGTATAAATTTCTTATTCTGGATATTTCGTTTTGACTCAACCTAAACCACTCTGTCCATCCATTGCCAGTAAAACCCTTAGGATTGGGGTGGCTGACTCTTCTGTGTGAAAAATAATCGTGAAGCATTTTCTCTTTTGATCTATCTCCTGGCATAATAAGAATAGTCTCAAGGTTTTCTCTTCCTATTTGAAATGATTTTATTCTATTAATTGGATTGCACGAATAACCTATTTTATATAGGTCTGCCTTTTTGTCTTTAATTATGTAAACCATTTTATTTCCAACTAGGTCCCGTAATCCAAGCCACCAGCACCCAGCGCGTTCCCAATATGGGCGCACGGGCGCAATGCTTCATCCAAGACGGAAAGAAGCTTGCGGCTCCTTGATCTTCCGCATGTTCCACATTGTGCCAGTTTCCATCAACCCTTAATCCTCCAAGATAATAATCGCTTGGCTTGGATAGGTTAATCACCATCGTCATCTTGCGGATGTCACCCTCAGTCTCAATGGCATCAAAGTGCCACCGGAACCATTGCCCTGGGCGGTAGCGCAAGACCTGCAACTGCTGCATGTCGGTAATATCAAACTGATAATGTTCGTTGTTAACTTCGTCTGTAATGGCGGCCACATAGTTGTAAAGCCAATCAAACAGACCCGCCTTTGGAACCCAGCACGAATCGCAAGTCCGATTCCAGCTTCTTACATTCCGACCATCCTTGCCCAGCACAGGAGCGCGTTTCATGCCAATCTTGGTGGCATCATGGATAACCAGTTCGCACTGGCCTTGAGTCAATACCTTGGGGACAGTTACCGCCGTGAGCGTTTTTTGTTTGAACTTTTCTTGGTGCATTTCTTTCCTTTGGTTTCAATGAATCGCTTTATTGCTTGGTTAAATCCGTAGTTAAACAACGCATCGCCATCGCTTGTTATCTCGCGCAAGGCGGCATGACAAACTGTGTCTCTGGTCGCATCGTCAACCTCAATTTCCAGTTCAACCATCTCCACCTTGCGCTCTGCTAGGATTTGAATTTTGCCTAGTCCATCCATGTTGATTTCTCCTCTCTCGCGCGGTCCAAGAGCCAGAATAGAAAGCCCCCCAGGAACGCTATGATTGCTGTCGTGATTCCGCATAACACGACCATGATTCCAATCTGCGCTAGGCAGTCAAGCGCAAATTTTGCATATTCAGTTAACATTTCCTATGCCTCTTTTAATGACCCTATTAAGCGTGGCTTGGTCAATCCTGGCTCCGGCGACCTTGCACCAGAATAACACAGTCCCATTCTTGACATCGCGGACAAGTGACCTGACTTCCTTAACGTCCCGATAGCAGTTGCAATCCGAAAGCTTACCAATGCGGTTTTTGGTGAGCCTGAGTCCATCCAGCACACCTCGGCGCTGTAAAAGCTTGATGTCCTGCATGGCGCGGATGGCGACTTCTCCTGCGAGTTGTTTGATTCGGTCATTTTCGTCTCCTCTGGTGAATTGTGCTGAGATCATCTTCGCTTCCGCTTCCCGCTGCGTTCTTGGCACCATAAGGCGTAGGCATTCCAAAGATCGGCTGCGTCTTGTGCCTTGGCTTTATCCTCAAACAAATCTTCAATGGATGGCAACCCATTCGGAGGCACAGCACCCCACAAGCGCGGTCCAATCGGGTTTCCGGCCATGGTGGTAACACGCCACTTGCCTTCTTCCCGCTGGACTCGCACCGAAGTCATCGACCAAGTTCTTTAAGTTTGGCATCGTCTGCCTTGATGGTTTCAATAAGCTTATTCATATCCGCACTCTGTCCTGCGTAATGAATGATGTTGGCATCCTTATAGCGATCCAATCCAAAGTGTTCCTCCACGCTGGTCATGCAGTTATAGATAGGATCTATGCTGCAAGTAGCCGTGGACCACAGGTGTAGTTGTAGGTTCATCCAAGTCTGCTCTGCAAAATGGTTGGGGAACAATCCAATAGGCGGCTGGGATAATGCGCCAACAGCCTTGGGCGTTATGACGAATACGCCGGTGTTATAGTAGAAGCTAGGTTGCCATCCTGGTACATATCCAAAGGCATCAGCCAACCCGCGCAACCCAGGCTTGCGGTCTAAATACGACCCCTCATCCAGTGCCATGAAAGTGCAGTCTGGTTCCAGCAATGCACCAATGTCATTGCAATCTTCTGTCACTAGAACGTCACAATCCAGAAACGTAACCTGCTCGTATACTTTCGTTGCTATGATGTTTCCTATGGCCAGCTTGCTGTATTGCACCGGCTCAACCAATGGCTTCTCAAAAGTAATAAGATCAATCTTGTGCCGCTGGCAGTAGGACTCCATGCGCGGCTTGGTTAGCTCAAGCACCTTGTGCCACTTGTCTCCGAATGCTTGCGTGACTAATGCTTTCTTCATTTGGCATCCTTCCATATAACTCCTTTATCGTCCAGATCGCTGCTTAAAAGCATTATTTTATTATACAGCGAATAACCGTAGCCATAACGCGACACGCCATAGCTAAGAATGTCGCCGATGTGATAGAGCAACCATGAAAGCGCAATCTTCATTTATCGCTACAATCGTAATCTTCCCAAGTGATATTCTCGCAATTTTCTATTGCTTCTTTTCTGGTTGGGTATCTTTCATAGTGTTCCAAGTCTTCTTCGTTTCCTTCCCCAACTTCGTCTATGTAAACATTCCACCACGGCCTTCCGTCTTCATCATATTCTTTCTTAATCCATCTCATAATCTAGGTAGTCCTTTCTTTAGTTGCATCCACGCAAACAAAGCTCTTACCACCGCGCGCTCTAAGTGGTCAAGCGCATTCTCTCCTGACTCGTCTGGGTTGGGATGATTTAGGTGGATCTGCTGTTGGGCGGTTACTGCGTGCTTGATGCATCTAGTAATGTGGTAATCAAAAACTGGCCGATCCTTCCAGAACCATTCGCCATACGCAGACTTGGCGGACCCGTTGCCCATCACCCTCCACACAATCTCGGAGGCAGCGTTACCCATCTCTTCGATTGTGGGAGGGTTGTCCATTACAATTTCATTCCTGGCGGATTGTATTTCTTGGACCACGCCCATACCTTGAGCATGGCTTGGAAAGCAATACCTGCCTCATACAACTCGTCCTCTGACCAGCGATGGATCACCAATGTCTCTGGGTCATTCGCAGCCAAGACTACCGAAACGCAAGCGCATTTCGGATTCTCGGATGCGTATTTATAGGCCCATAACTGGGCACAATCGGAGTCATAGAACGGATCGTATTTGGGATTTACCTTCCTATTCTTAAGGTCGATGATAGCGTCCCCAATCCCCTTTAACCGGACGTAGGCATCGCATCGGCCAGCGTAGCCTGCGCCTACCAGAGCCTTCTCGCACCAGTAGGTTTGTTCTACGTTGTCCTCCGCCCATTCTCTGAACGTCTTAATGTAGGGCTGGAGTTCTGGGTCCTTGGAGCAATCACGTCCCAGCAGGATATGCTCCATCTGTTCGTGCATCTTTGTGCCATGCTCCGCCGCTTTTGTCGTAGCTTGCTTTGAATCTTTGACAACTCGCTTTGCGTAATCTTCGAGTGTTTCACCATCCTCCTTC